AACACCATCAATCCTCTCAGTGGGGGCTTTCTTGTAAATCTTAATTATCTCACTCCTATAAATCTTATCAAACTTAGTGATCACTTCCTCAACCTTCAGCCATTCATCATCCAGATAACCTTCGTATTCAGTGATGTTCCTATTGAACTCAGCCTCACGCGGTTTGGGTTTTAGATTTTTTTTTTGAGCCAATTGGATTTCAATAATTTCGTTAGCCAGTTCTTTTGCATCAACCTTTTTTTCATTATATGTTTTTACGGTTTTAATTACCTGAGATAATTCCTCACTAACCTTATCAACTTTCTTATTTAATTCCTCACTAACCTTCTCATCTTTCGTCATTTTCTCCTGTCTCTCTTTTTCTTCAGTTTCCTTCTCTTCCATTTTCTGCTCTATTTCTTTTTTCTCCTTCTTAGTTAGCTTTGGTAATTTTAATATTTCCCTGACAGCGTCATGGTCAGAATCAGTTAGCATTATTAAACCCTTTTCTTGAGCCAATGCTATTGACGTCACTGCCTCGTCCATTGATATGTTGCCAATATCAGCAACCTGCAACGTAGGGTATTCAACTGTGCCTGTGTAATTCTTATCAATCAACTCCTTGATCACTGGATTAATTCTGCCTATAACATATCCAGCAACTGATTGTAATGCCCGTAAAAAGAATGAGCTTTGATCTTTGCTTAATGCGTTGCTACCACCTTCACCAGTTGACAGGTTCAGGAAGCCGGCAAGAATGGCATCATAAATCTTCCTATCGTGATGTTGAATGAGCTGGTCAATAGCAGTTGCCTTTGGATCACCGTCTGGTGTTTTAATTCCCCATTCCTCAACGTCAGAACTAATACGGGCATAAGCCTGTTCATTACTCTTGATGTTCTTTAGCATTTCATCAATCTTATCTTCCGCTGATGAATTTGTCCCCTTCTTTAGTTTCGCGTAAGGAATACCAGCACCAAAACGTTCAGCACTAATACCTGATATCTTATAAAGCAAATCTTTATAAAACCAATGTTTGTAAACTGGTCTCAATAATGAAACTCCCTCGTAATTATTCCCCTCCTGCCTGTTGGAGAATATAATAAGCTTATCCCATGGAATCTCCGGTTGATTGGCGCCACCCACAGCCTTGCTTGTACTCTTTGTTATTTCATCTGTTTTTCCCGGTAGCTGCTGAGTAATTCCTGCAGGGTGTCCATTCTTCCATGGCTTATTGCGTATTTCCCATAAATAATGCGCACTCGGAACACGTGGGGCAAACTTATCCCACATTACCATACCGCCATACTCAGGGTCATCGTCTGGTAATATTTTAAATACTTTCTCAAAATAATAATAACCAAAATCCAAATGCCCTAACAGCTCAAATAGGAAGTGAAAAAAGTCAACCTCCTCAAAAAGGGCACGGTTGATAAAATCCATTTGCTCTTGCCCTTTCTTATCTTCAGTTCCTGCCTTTATGAACCACTTGGCAGAAAGTAATGGCATTTTAATTGCCTGAAGAATGGCAATGACCGTACCATCTGACCTTCTCATTTCATCATACACCTGTATTGCTTCCTGTCCCTGTAGGTCAGAATTGAATTCAACATCAAGTATACCAGAAAATATTGACGTACCAGTTGCCCCATGTTGAGTGGTACTAGCTTTCTGAGAAGTAAGATTTTTTAACGCGCTCTTGGCGCGTCCAAGTAAATCAGCCATTTATTTTTTGATTAAGTAATTCTGCTTTGGTGTGCATTAATTTTATTTCCTCAAGTGTGAGATTGGCAGCACTTCTGTCCTTGAATATCTGTGGTGCTAGCGCCTTACTAATTATTGATGTTATCCAAACTAATTCCTCAAGTGTGTCTCCCAGCTTGACCTCCTCCCCATTTTGTACTGATTCTAATAACTGTTTAGCTTTGAACTTTTGTTTCTTATCTCTCAGTACAGCCTTACGTGACCTCTCTTGATTATCCAATTTGCTTGCAATATTAAGCTGAGCAAGTTCCGCATTCTCTTTTTCGGTTAAGCCATTATCCTCCTCTACTTTTCTCCTGCCAAGTGCTGCTGACTTTTCTGCTTTTGGCTCAGGAATATTCCCAAGCAACGCTTTTAGTTTTTCTCCTCCGTTATCTAGGAGGTCAGGCTGATTCTGTTGAATCTGCGCTTTGATATCCTGATATACTATCTGTTCAGGTTTGTCTAGATTGACCCAGCCCCTTTCTTTCAGGTTGGCAAACTGCGTCAGCAGTTCTTTAGACAATTTTTCGTTTTTCATAGTGGTGTTTTTTAAAAATTAAATTGTTACGTTGTCGACCAATCTCCCCTTCATATACCACATTTTATTCTTTAATTTCTCATAGCGCCTGATCTGGGAAGTCGCTTCCTTCATTTCCATTCTACCCTGAGAAGCCTCAGCAAGTAAATGCTGGGCATAATTTTTATTGCGTTTTATTCCTAAGTCCATATGTCATGTTAGAATTTTTTATGTTGCAATCCTCCGGCTACTGTCCCACCCTTACCTACACTTGGATCAATATCCTGACCTGCCGCTGTGTGTAAGTGGACTCCCCATACTGCTAAAGCCAAACTGTCAGCAAAGTCAGGTGAAGTCAATCCTGCCTTTTTCATGTCCTTCTTTTTTATTATACTGATTTTGCCTGATGAAGTAAAATCATACCTTATTGTTGGTATCTGTCCGACTAACTTGCCCTTGTCCTGTATTGATATATCTCCATCCTTGAACACCCTGCGCAAGCACCAGAATATTTCGGCTTTAAGATTTGCAAATTCCTCAGTGTCCTCAGAGGCAGCCCCAAAATTAACTGGTATTACAGTATAGCCAAGTTCAACCAAGCGGTCAGTAACTCCACCGCCAAGACCTGTGTCATCAACAACAAACAGATCATGCTCTTTGCTAAACCCGTATTCTTTGAAGAGATTGACCGCCTTGCCACAGGTTTTCATTGTATCCTTCCCAGAATGCCAATCCAGATCAATCATATCGAGATTGTCCATCACAGTGAATACTGTCTGGTCACTTCCGAAGCGCGCAACGTCAATGCCAATTACATTACAGGTTGGCCAGAACTTCTTATCCTCTTCTGTAAACTGTTTCTCTACAGCCTGTTCAACCAAGTGTAGCCCTATGAGCGTATCTTCCCCTTCCTCCGGGAACTGCGCTCCAATACGTGCTTGAAATACTGGGGAATCTTCACCCCAGTCATGTAATTTCTCCCATGCCCACCTCGGAGTTATCAAGTGGGGATACAGAATCTTCAATTTCTGAAAGTCCTCGGCTGTTTTGAATTTCCTCAGATCAGCAATTGATTTGATATTATTAGTGGTGAAGTTCGGAGTATCAAAGGCAGATATTGTGATCTTGTGAAAGAACTGTGATTTGAAACTATCGTAAAAGAAGCCATCACCACGAGTGGGATTGCCAATTAATAACTCTCTCACATTCTCCGAAGATAAGTTGCCATCAATAGCATCAAAACTGTCGCGCGGTATTCCCGTTGGCTCATCAATGATGAACAGAATATACGGCGCGTGATATCCCTGAAAGTTGTCAGGCTGATCAGAAGACATTCCCTTTGCGTACCATTTGTTATCAATCTCGAATCTGGTTTTCAACAGCGTTCCTCCCAGTGGCACCTTGGCTGCCTGATACGCGGTGCGCAATTCCCTCCAGATGATATCCTCCACCTGCCTCCATGTTGGCGCGGTAGTTATTACAACCGAATCAGGATAAGCAAAAAGGAAAGCTAATGCCGCGCGCGCGGCAATGTAACTCTTCCCTGAGCCATTACAACTCTTGACCGTGACCCTTTGGTGCTTGAACAGCGCTTCCGTTATTGCTTTTTGTTTCTCCCAGTAAGTACAGCCAAGTACATCATCATAAAATTGTGTAGGGCTTGCCTGAATGGAAGGTTGGAATTGTTCTATTTGCATTTAAGTAGATCAGGGTTTTTGTAAATATTGCCAATGACTTCGAGCCAATTCTGATTTCTATCCTCTTCGTTATTTGTCCACCCTAGTGGTTCAGGTTTCTCATCAGAGCCAATGTAGCTCCCACAAAAAGCGCCTGTCCTGTAACTGACCAAATGAAGACTTCCTCCATTATTAGTCTTGTAAATATCCCCTTCGTAAATCTCTTTACCATTCTTATCCTTGAGTCCTGTGTATTGCATGACCTTTAAATTTTCAAACTTATAGTCGCCCCTTTCTGAGAAAAAAGTTCTTAAGACACCCTCCCATTCACCCATCATTACACATTCTCCAAATAAACTGAATCCTCCTAAGCTCCCATAATCATATCCCAATAGCCATTGTTTTTTCTTGTCATCCCACGCTCTAAATTTTATATCTCTCATAATTATTTTTAGTTACAATACGGAGCAAGCAAGGCAGGAATTACTCAGATTGCGAAT